AGGAGAAAAAGAAATAGCAATGCTTAAAAAAGCATGGGCTAACCTTTATTCAAATAAAAGCGATAATGCGATTGTATTAAATGAGGGAATGGATTTCAAAGAGGGATCCAGCACCACAGTAGAGCTTCAATTAAATGAAAGGAAGAAAACACTTCAGGAAGAAATAGATAACATTTTTCATAATAAACCTGGATTCGATGAATTCATGAAAGAAGCGATAATGCCAATACTTACTGCCATTAAGACAGCACTCAATAAAGACTTATTACTCGAGAAAGAGAAAGAGTCTTTTTATTTTGAATTTGATACCAGAGAGATAACCAGAGGCAATATCAAGGAAAGATACGAGGCATATAAAGTGGCATCCGAAACAGGATGGATAAGTAAGAACGAAATCAGATACCTAGAAGACTACGACAGCATCGAGGGATTGGATGTAATTACATTAAATCTAGCGAATGTTGTATTCGATATAAATACAGGAAAGTATTATACACCGAATACGAATGCCCTAGTCGATATGAATGGAAAGAATGGAGGTGGAAGCGATGAAAGTGGAAGTCAGGAACAACAAGATAATAATTGATGGTTATGTCAATGCAGTAGAAAGAGAATCGAAAGTTTTATATGACACCAGAGGAGAGTTCATAGAAAAAATAAGAGCTGGAGTTTTTCAGAGAGCATTGGAAAGAGCTGACAATGTAAAAGTTCTTCTAGATCATGAACAGGATCGAGAACTAGCTGATACAAAGTCAGGTAAGGCTAAACTTTACGAAGACAACATAGGACTACGAGCAATTGTAGAAATTGAAGATTCGGAAGTGATTCAGAAAGCCAGAGAGAATAAACTTCGTGGATGGTCTTTCGGATTCCTGTGCAATAAAGAGGACAGGAAAACCAATGAAGATGGAATCGAAGAAAGAACCGTCAGAGATTTAGATCTGCTAGAAGTTTCAATCATTGATGATAGAAAGTATCCTGCATACATAGGAACTAGCATCGAAATGAGAGAAGACAAAGTAAGAATAGCTGAATACAGAAATGCTGAATTCAGTGAAATAGAAATAAGGGAAGAGCCTGAACAACAACCTACAGAGGAAGTTGAAAAAATAGATTATTCAGATTATGAAGAAAGATTAAAAAAAGTAAAGGAGAGGATATAAATGAATCTTAAAACATTAACTGAACAAAGAGCTGACAAGCAAAATGAAATGGAAACATTACTAAATAAGGTGGAAGAAGAAAAAAGAGCTTTCACAGATGAGGAAAACGAATTATTCTCCTCATTAGAAAGGGATATAAATAGTTTAAGTAAAACTATCGATTCAATTAAAAAAGGTCGTGAATTGGCTAAAGAGCCTACTGAAGAAGAGGCAGAAGAAAAGAAAGAGGAGGAAGAAGAAGTGAAAGAAAACGAAGAAAGAGCTTTACAAGAAGAAAAAGCATTTGAAAGATTTATTCGTGGAGTATTAGCTGAAGAAAGAGCTGATGTTAATTTAACTAAAGGCGACAATGGAGCAGTTATTCCAGTATCAATTGCAAAGAAAATAATTAAACAAGTTTATGATATTTCGCCATTATTAGAAAAATCAACAAAATACAATGTTAAGGGTAAATTAGAAATTCCTTATTATTCAGAAACAGCAAATTCAAAAGTTAATATGGCTTATGCTACTGAATTTGTTTCATTAGAAAGTAATATAGGATCATTCACTAATATTGAATTAACAGGATATCTAGCTGGAGCATTAGCTAAAATTTCAAAATCATTAGTTAATAACAGTGATTTCAATATCGTTCAAGAAGTTATCAATATTATGGCTGAATCAATAGCAGTATTCGTTGAAAAAGAATTAATTCATGGAACAACAAATAAAGTAGCAGGATTAAAAGCAGGAGTAACATTATCAGTTACATCAGCAAGTGCTACAGAAATTACAGCTGATGAATTAATCAAAACAAAGAGAAAGGTAAAACAAAGATTCCAAAAGAATGCTATCTGGATTATGAGTCCAGAAACATTGACAGCAATTTCATTATTAAAAGATGAAAATGGCAGATATTTATTACAAGATGATATAACTAGCGATTTCGGTTATACATTACTTGGAAAACCTGTGTATGAATCAGACAACATGGATGAAATCGGTTCTCAAAAGACTCCAATTTACTATGGCGACATGTCAGGTCTAGCAACTAAGTTCGTTGAAGAATTAGAAATCGAAGTCTTAAGAGAAAAATATGCAGATCAACATGCTGTAGGAGTAGTAGCATGGATGGAATTCGATGCTAAAGTAGAAGATGCTCAAAAGATTTCAAAACTTGTATGTGCAAGAGCCACAGCAAATAATGGGTAATTAGATACTTCGTTGTTAGTTCAGGCAACCTCAAGAATAGGAGGAAATACTAATGAAAGTAAGCGATATTACTTATAAAGAAATAGCTGACTACATAAGACTAACAGAGGTCAGCGAAGAAGATGAATCATTATTGACAACCTTAATTGGTATTGCTAAAGCATTTATAAAAGAGAATACAGGAGTAGAAGACCTGGATGAGTTTGATGACTTTGTAATAGTCGTTTTTATTTTATGCCAAGACATGTTCGATATAAGAGCTTTGTATGTGGATAAAACAAACCTAAATAAAGTAGTAGAAACGATTCTGGGGATGCATTCGCTTAATAACATATGCTAGATCCAGGAAAGTACAATAAGCTGATTTCAATATTCCAAGTGACCAGAGAGGAGGATTCGTGTGGATTTAAAAATGAAACAAGAACTCTTCTTCTTAAGACTTGGGCTTCAGTGAAAACCACAAAGGGATTCACATTGATAGCCAACAATTCTGACTTTGAAAAAGCATATACTAATTTCACGATTAGATATCCCAAAACAGAAATAACCAGGGATATGCTTATAGAATTCAATTCGAAGACTTACACAATAGAATACTTGAATAATATTGATGAAGAAAACATCGAATTGGAAATCCAAGCAAAAGAAGTGACTAAGTAATGGCAGGATTTAATCTTGAATTACCAACAGAGGTAATGAATAACTTTAAAGAACTTTCTAACAATTCAGAAGAGATGATGGAAGAGATGACACAGGCAGGAGCTCGTGTTGTTTTTAATAACATCAAAACTAATATGAAGAAAAGCTTCAAGACCACAAAGAGCCTAGAAAAAGGATTAAAGATTACTCGATCATACAGAACAAAAAGCGATGATGCAGTAAACACTAAAGTCGGATTTTATGGCTACGATGAGGATGGAGTTCCGATTCCATTAAAAGCATTAGCTCGTGAATATGGAACCAGCAGAGGAGAACAAAAGAAGCCATTCATGAGAAAGGCATTTAAAACTGAAGCAACCATAACTGAAGCAATGATGAAAGTGCAGAGGAGGTACATACCAGATGAATGAGTATAGACTTTTAAAATCCATATTTAATGACTTCACAGTAGATGAAGTTCTAATTCCTGTTGAATACCTAAAATACAAAGGAAGCAGTAAGACTTATGTGACTTACACATTCACAGGAGATGATCCTTCGTTATTTGGAGAAGATAAAGAAATAGGAAGCATAGTCAGTGTTGATGTTGATATTTTCAGCGATGGCAATTTCATAGCAATACAAGAAAAAGTAGAAGAATTAATGGAAGAAAATGGATTCATCAGAACAGGTACAAGTCCAGACCTTTATGAAGAGGACACGAAATTATTTCATAAGACCATAGAATTTGAAAAAGAAAGGATGCGATAATATGGCAAGAATAGGATTAAAGTATTTTAGATATGGAATACTTGATGAAGAAACCGAAAATTATGGAGGAGCATTACAACTTGGCAAAGCCGTTGATTGTAAGGTTTCATTAGATCTAAATTCAGCAGAATTATATGCTGATGATGGAATAGCAGAAAGTGATTATTCAGTGAAGAAAGGAACAGTAACAATTACTGTTGATGAAGATGATGATACAACAATGTCAAATCTTACAGGTCACGAATTATCTCAAGATGGCGAAATCATAAGAAAAGATTCTGATGTGGCTCCTTATGTTGGATTTGGAAGAATCATCACAAAAGTAGTAAATGGGGAATACAAATATAAAGTTGAATTCCTTAATAAAGTAAAATTCAAAGATGCACTACCTGATGAAAAAACTAAAGGCGAAAGTGTAGAATTCACTACAACATCATTGGAGGGAACAGTTCTAAAATTAGCAGATGGAACATGGTCAAAAACTAAAACATTTGATACCTACAATGATGCAATAACTTATCTAGAAAGCTTACTAGCAGTACCATCAGGAAATTAGGAGGAATAGAGAATGAAAGATTATAAATTCGATTTTGAATTAGATGGAAAACAATATACATTAGTTTTCAATTTGAATGTCATGGAATCAATTCAGAAACAATATGGATCGGTTCAAAAATGGGGAAAACTTACTGACAACAAAGGTGGTAAAGAGCCCAATGCTAAAGCTTTAATCTTTGGATTCACAGAGATGATAAACGAAGCAATAGACATGGAAAATGATGAAACAGGTAGTAATAAGCCATTGCTTTCACAAAAGCAAGTAGGAAGATTAATAACCAGAGCAGGACTTCAAGAGTCAGCTAAAAAGTTAAACCAAGTAATAGTTGAAAGTGTGAAAGATGATCACCCAAAAAACACATAGTCCACGAGGATGAAGAGCAGATCGACTTCTCGTGGATTTTATATACAGGAATCAACCTTCTGAACATTCCCTACAAAGAAGTTGGAAGAATGACATACAGAAGATTCAAAAATTTATACTTTCATTATCAGAATTATTATGACTTCACTTTAAGGAAACAAACCTATAAAGATTTAGAAGAACAAATAATGGAAAATGAAGAGTGGCTAAAATAGATAGGAGGTAGAATATGGCTGGTTCATTTGGTGGTAGTGTAAAATTAAAAGGCGAAAGCGAATACACAAAAGCTCTAAAAACCATTACGAGCAATCTAACACTAATGGCAAGTGAAATGAAAGTCGTTTCAAGCGAATATGATAAAAACGATAAATCAGTTCAAGCCATAACCTCTCGTAATAGTGTTTTAGAAAAAGAAATAGAAGAGTGTAGAAAGAAGATCAATACTTATAAGACAGCCCTAGAAGACTTCACATTTCAACAGGATGAAAGTGCTAGGGGAATTATGGTAATGATGACAAACCTGGAGCAAGAAAAGAAGAAGTTGGAAGAGATGAAATCAAGTACAACAGCAACTTCAAAAGAAATAAAAGACCAGGAGAAAAAAGTGGCAGAGTTATCAACCGAACTAGCTGGTAATGAAGCCCAATATGATAAAAATAAACTTACACTTAATAAATATAAGACAGAATTAAATAATACACAGGCTCAAATGAATACTTTCAGCAATGAGCTTGAAGAAAACAAAGCATCCCTAGAAGAGAATAAGGATGCTTTTACTAAATTAAATGAAAAAATAGATTCCCAGAAAGAAAAACTTAATACTTTGAAGAATGCATATGCATCGGCAGTATTAGAACAGGGAAAATCGTCTTCGGAAGCTAAAGGATTAAAGAAAGAAATTAAAGAACTTTCAGAAGACATAGAAAAAAACGAAAAGACAGTTGATAAATCGACAAAAGCATTGGATGATTTCACGAAAGCAGAATCAGATGCAGGAAAAGGATCCATAACATTAGGAGATTTGATAAAAGGGAATTTAATAAGTGAAGCCATTATTGGTGGATTTAAAGGACTTGTTAATTCAATAAAGAGTCTTTCTAATGCCATGAATGATTGTATAGCAATTTCACAGAATGTGGAAGAGCAAGAGCAAAAGTTCAGGACAGCCTTAACCAATACGACTGATGCCACAGAGGAAGACATTCAATCTTATGTGAAACTAGCAGAACAGAAAGAAAAGAATGGTGTCGTTTCAAAGAGTGCAATTCTTAATGGTTACCAAGAACTAGCCACTTATACGACACAAAAAGAATCAATCGAAGCTTTAACAGATGCCATGCTTGACATGACAGTTCAACAATATGGGATGAATGCTACAGAAGAGCAAACCTTATCCATAGCAACCAGGCTAGGTAAAGCATTATCAAATGGAGATTATTCTGGACTTGCTAAAATGGGTTATTATTTCACAGATGCAGAAAAACAAGCCATGAAGTTTGGTACAGAAGAAGACAGAGTAAATGCTTTATTAGAGGCAATAACAGGATCCGTAGGAGGAATGAATGAAGCCCTAGCTCAAACCAATGCTGGTAAGTTAAGAATTGCTACTTCATACATTGAAGACATGAAAGAAAGCATAGGAAATCTAGCTTCAGATACAAAAGCTCAATTGATGGCTGACTTTCTTCCAACGATTCAGGAATGTTCAACAGCAATAGCAGGAATGGTAAGTGGCGATATAGGAATCGAAGAGGGATTCGAAATGATTACTTCAGGACTAATGAATGGAATTAGTATGATTCAATCAAAACTACCAGACTTATTGAATATAGGAATGAATCTCGTTCAACAGGTATTGAATGGAATAAGTGCAATGCTTCCACAATTAGTACCAATGGCAGTGAATGTTATTACAACATTAGCCACAGGTCTGATTCAGATGCTACCAGAAATCCTACAGATGGGAATAACCATCATAGTAGAATTAGCAAATGGACTAGCTCAATCACTTCCAACATTAGTACCTGTCATAATTGATGCAATAATGCTTTTAATTGAAACGATAATTGATAACCTAGACCAAATAATTGATGCAGGAATAAACATCATCCTAGCACTCGCAGATGGGCTTATAGAGGCACTTCCAAGATTGATAGATAAAATACCTGTGATCATAGAAAAATTGATAAATGCGATAGTTAATAACCTACCTAAAATTATAGAGATGGGAATAACCCTTATTATTAACCTAGCCACAGGTCTTATAAAGGCAATTCCACAATTGGTATCAAAAATACCTCAAATTATCACAGCATTAGTGAAAGGATTAGGAGATGGAATAGGAAAAATCGCAGAAGTAGGTTTGAATTTAGTTAAAGGATTATGGAATGGAATAAATAATGCTAAAGATTGGGTATTAGATAAAATAAAAGGCTTCGGAAAATCAATTCTAAATGGAATAAAGTCATTCTTCGGAATTCATTCGCCATCATCAGTATTCAGAGATGAAATAGGATCCAACCTAGCCCTAGGTATAGGAGAGGGATTTGAAGAAGAAATGGCGAATGTTAAGAATGACATAGAAGATGCACTTCCTAAAGATTTTGATTTAGGAATAAATACGAACCTAAATGGAATTGAAGAAGTAAATCAAAGCTTTAGTAAAGAAGTTCTCGTTGATGCTTTCAGAGAAGCACTTTCAGGAATGACTTTCAAAGCATTTGATGAAACATTTGGAGAATTAGTAATAGACAATGTCGAAAAGGTGGTGTATTCATAATGCTTACAATTAATTGGAAAGGAATCAACAGCAGTACGATTCCAGGTTTAATAATATGCGAATTACCACCTATTACTAAACCAAAGATGAGAACTACAATAACAAAAATAGATGGTAGAGATGGCGACATAATAGAGGAGCTAGGATACGAAAGCTACACCAAAAGCATAAAAATAGGATTAGCTAAAAATTATGACATAAATCAAGTTATAAAGTATTTTACAGGCAGTGGAGAATTAGTAATGTCCAATGAAGATGATAAAGTTTATAATTGCAAAATTGTTGATAAAATCGACTACGAAAAATTACTTCGATTCAAAACAGCAACAGTGAAATTTTATACACAGCCATATAAATATAAGAAGAATGAGAGCCAGGTAACCCTTAATATTAGTAGTCAGACTTCAGTAAGTGTTAATAACATAGGATTAGAACTAGCAAAGCCAATTATAAAACTGACAGGATCAGGCACAGTTGGAATTACTTTGAATGGTTCATCAATTCTAACTTATACATTCCCATCAGGAGAAACAGAAGTTATTATTGATAGCATGGAAGAAGAAGCATACTTAAATGGTGTTTTTAAAAATAGAAACATGACAGGAGAGTTTCCAATTTTAGAAATAGGACAGAACACAATAGGATGGTCTGGATCCTTAACTAAAATAGAAATTCAACCAAAGAGTAGGTGGTTATAGATGATAAAAGTTTATGAACCAACAGAAAGATTATTTAATAATAATGGATTAAAAATACTTCATCCATTAAAAGCTGAAATTTACATAGAAGATAATGGAGATTACTACTTGGAATTAGAAACCAGAATAGAAGATCTGGAATACATTCAAGAGGGATACATCTTGAGAGTAAATACCAGATGGGGAGAACAGGGATTCAGACTTACAGATCCGAAAAGGAAAAACAATAGAATAACCGTTAAAGGTTATCACTTATGGAAAGATTCTTCAAAGTATGTCATTGTTAATTCTTATGTGGATAATAAAGATTGTAATGATGCCCTAGACCATTTGAATAGGACTTGTGATGCAGTAACACCATTTACAACGATTTCTGATATTAACCTTATAAATTCAACAAGAATAGTAAGGAAAAGCTTTGAAGAAGCAATAGCAGTGTTAGTTGAAAAATGGGGAGGACACTTATATCGTGACAATTGGACTATTGGCATAAAAAAAGAAATAGGAATGGATCGAGGAGCTGTTATAAAGTATGCCAAGAATTCAAAAACAATAGAGGCAAAGGAAGATTGGAGCAAAGTAGTAACCAAGATGCTCCCAGTTGGATACGATGGAATTACACTTCCAGAAATATACCTAGAAGCTGATATTGAATACGAAACACCATACACAAAAGTTGTAAAATTCGAGCAGGATATAGATCAGGAAGATTTCAGAGATGAAGATGGAAATGTCGATGAAGAAGCATATACAGAAGCATTGATATCAGATTTAAGAATTCAAGCCACTGATTATCTAAAAGAAAATAAATACTTTAAATGCAATTATAAAGTAAAGGCAGAAATTGATGGAGTAGTAGATCTAGGAGATACAATAACAGTTCAACATGAACGATTAGGAATCAACATTACTACTAATGTTATAGCACTACGATATGATGCTATAAGAGATAAATACATAGAGGTAGAATTTGGAAATTTCAAATCAAAATTAAAAGATTTGTTTAAGAAGATTACAGCTGATACATCAGAAAGTATAGCCAATGCTAATGAAGTAGTAAAGGTAAAACTTGAAGATGAATTAAATGATGCTACTTCTAGAATATGGGGAACGCTTGGTAACAGTTATGTCATTTATGAGGGTAACAGAATTTTAGTAGTTGATGCACTACCAAAAGAAAATGCCATAAATGTAATGATGATAAACTCGCAGGGAATAGGATTCTCAAATTCAGGAATCAATGGAACATTTTCATCAGCATGGCTTATTGATGGAACACTTGATATGCAAAATATAAATGTTATTAACATGACAGCTTCACTCGTTAAAGGTGGAGTTTTTAAAGTTGGATCTCAATTAAATGAAGCAGGAAGAATTGAGATTTATAACCTAGCTAATGTTTTAATAGGAACATTTGATGAAAATGGCATCTGCATTTATGGATTAGATGGAAGCCGAGTAGTTATTAATCCAGAAGAATTTGCAGGATATGATTCGCAAAATAATAAAGTGTTCTGGATGAATGGCGATGAATTTCACATGAAAAAATCAGTAATAGAAGAAGAAATAACATTGTGTGGGTTAGCTAGATGGCTAGGAATTGAAACCACAGATAATACAGGAATAGGAATAGTTCCTTTGACATAGGAGGTGGATTATGGAAAGTTTATTTGATTCTAGGCAATGGTGCAGTAGTCCAAAGGCATATTGGACTATTCAATATGAACATCAAAGAGTTGGATCAGACATGCAATATCGTTTTTATTGGAAAGTTTGGCTAGGCTCGAGTGGTGGCTGGTATTACAATGCCATGAAACTACCTTTATACTTAAATGGAACTAATGTAGAAACCATACAGGTTAAGACATACAATAGCAGTGAAAAAGGATGGAGTAAAAGTGGAACAACAGGATGGTATACAGTAAGTGGTAAGACTTCTGGAACAGTTCCTTTTTATGCACAATTAGTTGATACAGGTGGATATGCACAGACAGGATGGAGTGTTCAAGATACTTCAGCAACATTTAATCTTTATGTTGATCCAGCAGGAAGCGACCTGGGAACGATTTCAAATTTCACAATTGGGAATGCGATATCGATTCCAATAACAAAGTATTCAAGTGATTTCAGAGATGATTTAGTTATTAAGTATGGAAATACAACAGTAAAGACAGTTTCAGGAATAACAAATGGAGCAAGTGTTAGTTTTACTTCTTCAGAATTAAATACAATTTATTCTTTAATGAGTACCGTTAATAGTGGTACTTTTTCTTTTACAATAACAACTTATAGTGGTTCAACATCAGTAGGAACTAGCTCAAAAAGTGCAACAGGTAGCATAACAGGAGCGAATCCGACATTCACATCATCAAATATAACTTACAAAGATAATAATACAACTACTAGCAATGTTACTCAAAATAACCAATATCTGGTTCAGAATTTGTCATCATTGTTAGTGACAATAAGTTCAGCAACAGGAAATAAGGGTGCTTCAATTACAAAATATGAAGCCACAATAAATGGAACAACACAGACAATTACAAGTGCAGGTAATATTAACTTTGGAGTTATTAATTCAGGAAGTAACCTTACACTTTCAGTAAAAGTAACTGATAGTAGAGGGAACACAACTACAGCCACAAAGACAGTGCTATTTCTACCTTGGAGCTTACCAACAGGAATTATTTATTTGAAAAGAAAAAATAATTATGAGGATGAATCATATTTGAAGATTACTGCTTCATATTCAAGTATTAATTCTAAAAACACTGTAACATTAAAATACCAATATAAAAAGGCTTCTGATAGCAGTTATTCAACATTAACTACAATATCAAATAATACACAGATAACACTTTCATTAAGTAAGGATTATGTCTGGGATTTCAAGATAACCATAACTGATAAATTTGGAACCACTACATACAATACAGTTCTAGCAAAAGGAAAGTTCATATTGTTTGTTGATACTAAAAAGTTATCAGTAGGAGTTAACTGCTTCCCAGCCAATACTGAATCATTAGAAATTAATGGAGTTAAGGTATTGGAATATGATGTGATATCGAGTTGGTAATATGAGCAAAGGCATAAGATTTAGGAAAAATGGAGAATACATTTATCCATGTTCTTTTTATCCAGTGGGAAGTGTGTATATTTCTTTTTCTACAACTAATCCATCAACATACTTTGGTGGAACATGGGAAAGGGTAAAAGGAAGATTTTTATTAGGTGCAGATGATGGTTCATATACACTAAATGCTACAGGAGGAGAGGCAAATCATACACTATCGATAAATGAAATGCCAAGCCATAATCATGGATACACAACAGGTAGATGGTATTGGGCTGAATCATCAGGAGGAGGAGATATAATTAATTCACAATCTGAAACATCATATACCTTTAGAAGAGGAACTGAAAATACAGGTGGAGGACAAGCTCATAATAATATGCCACCTTATATTGTTGTGTATATTTGGAGGAGAATAGCATGAGTAAGGCGATAATTTTCAGAACAAAGAGTAATGAGAAAGTTTATCCATGCCCTTACTTTCCAATAGGTAGCATTTATATGTCTTTATCTAGCACGAATCCATCAACATACTTTGGAGGAACATGGGTTCAAATAAAAGATAGATTTCTTTTAGGTGCTGGAAGCACATATACAGCTGGAAATACAGGTGGAAGTTCAACACACTATCATTCAACAGCCAATCATACTCTTACTGTTTCAGAAATACCATCACATCAACATGGAATTACTTCATATGGAGGTGGAAGTCAATGGGCTGTAGGGCATTTATGGGGAAGAGCTTCAAATGAAAGTGATAGTGTTCAAGGCGAAGCAAGAATAACACAAGCTACAGGTGGAGGTGGTGCACATAATCATGGAAATACAGGGAGCTCATCAAGTATGCCACCATATTATGTAGTTTATATTTGGAGGAGAACAGCATGAGTAAAGCAATTGTTTTCAGAACTAGAAATAATGAAAAAGTTTATCCGTGTCCATATTATCCGATTGGAAGCATTTACATTTCAGTTAATAGTACAAATCCATCAACATACTTTGGTGGATCATGGACACAAATAAAAGACAGGTTCTTATTAGCCTGTGGATCTACATACTCGAATGGATCAACAGGAGGAGAGGCTACACATAAGTTGACTACGGCAGAGATGCCTAGTCATACACATGGAAGTAAATCATTAGTAGGGAAGATGCAATTCAGAGCATTAACTAATGGAACAAATATAGCTGATATTTATTCAAGTGGAAATACGATATGCAGTTATACCCAAGATGGTGGCTCAACATGGGGAATAGGAATAAATTATACTTCAGGAAGCAATAAAGCTACAGATGTGTTGACAGTAGATGCTACACATGAGCATACAAGTGTAGGAGGTAATGGAGCACACAACAATATGCCACCTTATTTGGCTGTTTATGTTTGGAAGAGGGTGTCATAATGGCAAAATCAATAAAATTTAGAAATGATATTTATTTAGATAGCAAAGGAGTAACACATAAAAATCAACTTCTGAATGATATTTTAGAGCAATTATTATATGGTGGTTATCATGCCCAATATACACCATCACAAATGAATCAAATGACCGATGGAAATCGTTCATCAATAATAGATACATCAAAAACACATTTATTTCAAACTAATTGGCAAGATTATTCTCAATATGATACCAGGTTCAGTGGAGTTTTAGGAATATTTATAAAGGCAGGAACTAATTCAACAGGGGGAGTAGCAATCATATTTTTTTATAATGGCAATATTGGACTTAATGTTTGGATAGATGGCAACAGATGGGGAGGCTGGAAATGGCTTCATTAATAAATAATAAAATAGGAGGAAAAAATGAAAAATTTAATTAATTTTATTTCAAGTACATTACTAACAACAGTAGTGTACTTTTTAGGTGGATTCGACATAGCCCTTAAATGTCTTTTAATTTTCATTTTATTTGATTATTTAACAGGCTTATGCAAAGCAATCCATAACAAAAAGGTTAATAGCTCAATTGGAGCAAAAGGAATCATCAAAAAAGTAGGTTATTTGATCGTAGTAGCAATGTCAGTATTGCTGGATCAAGTAGTAGGAAATACAGGAGCAATCAGAAGCCTTGTTATTTACTTTTTTGTTGCAAATGAGGGAATATCAATTCTCGAAAATTGGGGATCAATGGGATTACCATTACCTAAAAAAATATTTGATGTTCTAGAACAAATAAGAATAGAGAAAGGTGGTGGAGAAGATGGCGACAGAAAATAAAGTAGAGGAAATAACAGAATTTCCAGAACAATCAACATTCAATGAGGATGATATGAGCAAAATCGTAGACGAGGAGGAGAATAAAGATGAAAATAAGAACGACTAAACCAGAAGCAGGAAATAAGTACTATATAAGAAAAGCTAATGGAGGATATTCTAATGCAATTTTAGGAAATCCAACAGATAAGGACTGCAATGTCCTAGCGAATTGTGTAGGATATGCTTATGGAAGATTTAATGAAATTGGAGAGTATGGATACTGCAAATACCTAGCACCAGTTAATGCAGAAAACTTTATAGATTATAAAGGATCATGCCAAGTAGGACAAACACCTAAACCAGGAGCAGTTATGGTATGGCAAAAGGGAGCAACCAAGTCTGG